ATGGCCACCCGAATCATCAGCCCCGACGTCGCAGTGATCCTGCGCAAAGCCGACCTCGGCGCGATCCACGGCCGCCACATCGGCAGGCGATGGACCATCTGGGACGGCCTCATCGAGGTCACCGAACCGGTCGACGTGCTGGAGACCGCCGGACTGCTCAAGCGCGGCGAGTTGACCGGCGGGGACATCTTCCCCCGCCGCAACTACCAGCTCACCGACGCTGGCCGGATCGAACTCGACCGGTACATCCGGAAGCTCCACGCCGACCAGGCGAGGGCCGCCTGATGGCCCGCCTCATCGTCGAAATCGCGTTCATCGCCCTCGCCTTCCGCGCCGGCGGGTGGTGGCTGCGCTGGCGGGGCCTACGCCACCAGATGCGCGCCGCCGCCGTCGCCATCCGCAACGAGGCGTACCTGGCTGAGGTGCTCGCCGGCTACCGGGCGCAGATCCGGGCCATCGTGCGCCTGCCGCGCCTGCCCCGACTGCACCTGCCGCACTTCCACTTCCACGTTCGGAGCCACTGACATGGGCGACAACAGCGCCATCGAATGGACCGAGGCCACCTGGAACCCGGTTACCGGCTGCACCAAGGTCAGCCCCGGCTGTGACAACTGCTACGCCGAGCGGATCGTCGAGCGGTTCCACGGCAAGGGCAGCTTCGCCGTCGTCGCCCGCAGCGAGGAAAAGCTCTACGTCCCGCTGAGGTGGAAGAGGCCCCGTCGGATCTTCGTCAACTCGATGTCCGACCTGTTCCACGACCAGGTGCCGCTGTCGTTCATCGAGCGGGTCTTCTCCGTGATGGCCCGCACGCCGCAGCACACCTACCAGTTGCTCACCAAGCGCCACGCCCGCATGTCGTCGGTCCTGCGGCGCCCAACCTTCCGGGACACGATCGCGTCGATCGTTGGTGCCGACATCGAATGGCCGCTGCCGAACCTGTGGCTGGGCGTCTCCGTCGAGAACCAGCAGTGGGCCGACATCCGCATCCCCGCTCTGCTCGATACCCCCGCCGCCGTCCGCTGGCTGTCCTGCGAGCCGCTACTCGGCCCGGTCGATCTGAGGCAGTCGCTCGCCCTGTGGCAGCCCGGCGACGACCAGACCTGGACGGGTGACCGCCTGCACACCCGCGACGTCCTCGGCTGGGTCGTCGTAGGCGGAGAGTCCGGTCACGGCTCCCGCGCCATGCACCCCGACTGGGCCCGAGCCCTGCGTGACCAGTGCACCGACGCGCAGGTGCCGTTCTTCTTCAAGCAATGGGGCCAGTACCGGCCGGGCGGCGACCCGGCGCGTCCGTGCTCGTGGATTGCCGCCGACGGCACTGAACAGCCTGGCTGGGCTGGCACGTCGCACACCGTCGCGATGGTCCGCGTCGGCAAGAAGGCCGCCGGGCGCGTGCTCGACGGCCGGACCTGGGACGAGTACCCGGCCATCGCCGAGGCGGTGAGCCGGTGACCCGCCTGCGGATGGCCCTCGACGCCATCACCGCCGCCATCACCGCCCCCTTCACCCGCCCCGACACCTGCTGCGACTACGAGGCGCTGGCCGAGGCCATCTGCGCCCGGGCCGCCCGCACGAACGGAGACAAGCCGTGACCACCGACCCGGAGCAGGCCGAAGCCACCAGCGCCGTCCGTGGCCTGCTCGTCGCCTCCGCCATCGTCGTCGCCCTGATCGGCGCGACCGCCCTGATCTGGAGCCTCACGTGACCGACTACACCGCCCACGAGATCCACCGCCTCGACCAGGCATACCCCGACGCCGTCAACACCATCGACGACCTCACCGGTGACCCCGCCCGCAAAGCGCGCCTCGCCGAGGTCGGCCCCGAGGTGTTCGCCGCCGAACTCACCCGCGACCTCGCCAACTCCGCCGCCAACCCCATTTCCCTCGCCGCGTGGGCCGCCGTCGCCACCGTGCAACTGATGGTCGCCGGGAAGTCGTGGGAGGACGACACCGACGCCGCGTGGGCGAAGGTCGACCAGCTGACCGCGAAGATCGAACGTCGCCGGCTCCGGCTCGTCGAGGCCGAGAACGACCTACTCAACGTGCGCGGCATCCTCTCGCCGAACGGCCGCCCTCGCCGCCTACCGGCCGACGTCGACCTCGTGCCCAATGTCGCCCCCGCCGTCGAGTGGCTCGCGGACCGCGTCGACGAGCTCACCGCCGAGCTGGCCAAGACGCAGGAGCAGCTCACCGCCGCGAACCGCCGCGCCGACGGACTCCAGAACGACCTCGACTCCGCCACCAAGGCCAACACCGCCTACGCCAACGAGAACGCCCGGCTGCGGCAGGACCGCGACACCCAAACCGACATCGCCAACAACCGCGCCGACGTCATCACCCAACTCACCAAGGCCCTGGAGAAGGCCAACAAGCCCGACCAGCTGACCGCCTACGCCAACGAGGACGAGCAGTACCTGATCTGGTCCCAGCACCACCAGTCGTGGTGGGGACCCAGCCGGTCCGGCTACCGCAGCAACCCCGCCGACGCCGGCCGCTACACCCTCGCCGCCGCCCAGGCCGAGATGGCGCGCGGCTGCTACTGCTGCCGGGTCCCCGAGGTTCCCGTCGCCGCAGGGAAGGCCATCGGCAGGGGCGACCGGGCGATCCAGGCCGCCATCACCGAGGCCACCGAGTTGGCGATCGCGGCGGGCCAGGAGAACAAGGCGTACGACGTTGCCGAGGCCATCCGATGAACACCGACGCCATCGCCGCAGCCCTCACCGACGCCATGCCCGCCCTCGCCGGCACCGTCTTCCCCGCCCTCATCTGCATCGGCGCAGCCGCCGCCCTCGAATGGCACCGCCTCGGCGAAGACGACGACTACACCGTCGACGACTACAAACCCGCCACCACCGCACGCGCCGCCGTCTACCGGTACCAGGCGCCCGTTGACGGCCCCACCCAGGTCATCCGCCGCGCCCTCCCCGACGCCGGCACCCCCGTCTACGACCAACTCGCCGCCCGGGCCACCGCCCACCAGTGGCTGCGAGACATCGCCGCCACTCACACGTTCATGCACAACACCAACGAAGGGAGCGTCCGGTGACCGTCACCATGCTCGACCGGCCGACGCTGCGGCCCCTGCCCGGGCCCACCACCGGCGCCCTCGTCGCCGCCCACCTCGACCCCCGGCCGTGCGTCACCAACCCGCCCCAGTGGTGGGACACCGGCGACGGCAACAACCACCGCGCCATGACCCTCTGCCGCACCCAATGCCCCCTCTACAACACCGGCAAGTGCAAGCCCGGACCCGGCGAAGTCGGCATGATCCGCAACGGCGACGCCTACGACCACCACGGCAAAGTCATCGACCTCGCCGTCAAGGTGTTCCACCACCACGACCGCATCATGGCCATGCGCGGCCAAGGCATGACCTACCCGCAGATCGCCGCGGTCATCGGCGTCAAGGCCGTCGCCATCCAGTCCTACGTCGACCGGTTCCACTCCCGCGTCGCCGAGCAGCACAACCGCATCGCCGAACTCGTCGGCCAAGGACGCGGGTGGACCGACATCGCCGGTGAGATCAACGCCCGCCCGGAAGCCATCCGCGCCTACTGGACCCGCTACCTCCAGCGGGCCGCGAAGCGCCGGCAGACGACCCTGACCCGGCTGCCCGGTGTCACCGACGACAGCCGTAACCGGCCCTCCGACTACCGCGACGTCGTCATCTCGATGCTCACCGCACCCGGCAGGCCCTACAGCCACGCCCAGGTCGCCTACGTCATCGGGTCCACCCGCGAAGCGGTCCGCTCGTACTGGAACCGGTCCTGCCGGGAGCACCACCAGCCGGTACAGGACACCCCCGCCGCGCACCTGGCGCAGGTGGCGGCGTGAACCGCTGCGTCACCTGCGACCTACCCGAGGACCGCTGGCCCGCCTTCGACCCGCTGTTCATCTGCGGTGCCGCCATGTGCCCCGACTGCTCCCGCCACGACCTCAACGAAGAGGCCAACCGCAACCACGCCGAGGTGAACGCATGAAGATCGTCAAGAAGAGCAACGGGCGTAACCACTGGTACGTCGACACCGAAACCGGCGAACGCGTCCCCGGCGTCACCACCGTCCTCGACCAGGGCCTACCCAAGAAGGCACTCATCAACTGGGCGGCCAACGCCACCGCCGACTACGCCATCGACCACTGGGACGAGCTGTCCGCCCTCGCCCCGTCCGCCCGCCTCACCAAGCTCAAGGGCGGCCGGTACGCCGTCAAGGACGAGGCGTCGAACCGCGGCACCCAGGTTCACAAGATGGGTGAGCGGTTGATCCGCGGCGAGCAGGTCGTCGTCCCCGACGTGCTCCGCCCGTACGTCGACTCGTACGTGCGGTTCATGGACGAGTTCCAACTCCGCGCCCGCTACATCGAGGCCGTCGTCTACTCGGTGGACCACCGCTACGTCGGCACCCTCGACATCTTCGGCGACATCCTGCTGCCGGACATGCCGGAGTACGACCACCTGCCCCGTGACACCGACGGCTTCGTGTGCAACACGCTGCTCGATGCGAAGACCAACCGGTCGGGGATCTTCGGCGAGACCGCGTTGCAGCTGTCCGGGTACCGGTTCTGCCAGTTCATGCAGCCGGACCCGGACGACCCGGAGTCGGCGTTCCCGATGCCCGAGGTGACGTTCACCGGCGCGATCCACGTCCGCCCTGACGGCTACTCGCTGGTGCCGGTGGTGACTGGGCCGGAGCAGCACCGGGCGTTCCTGTACGCGCAGCAGGTCGGGAAGTTCGTCCAGACCGACCGGGACTTGATCGGTGAGCCGATCGAGCCGCCGACCGCCTCCCGGTACGCGCTCGTGAAGGCCGACGAGGCTGAGGCGGTGGCGTACTGATGGCCGCCAACATCTCCGAAGTCCTGCTGGAGCTCCAGGCCGACCCGCCCGTCCTCGTCAAGGACAAGAAGGGGCAGGTCGGCAACCAGAAGACCAAGTACGCCGACCTCGTCCAGGTCAACGAGGTGGTGCTGTCCCGACTCAACAAGCTCGGCGTCATCTACAGCTGCACCCCGACGCTCGACGACGAGGGCAAGTTCGTCCTCGCCTACGAGCTGGAGCACGTCGAGTCGAAGACGTCGAAGACCGGCCGGTACCCGCTGAAGCTGGCCGACAACCCGATGCAGATGGGCTCGGCGATCACCTACGCCCGCCGGTACGTGCTGCTGGCCATCACCGGTATCGCCGCCGAGGACGAGGACGACGACGGGCACGGCGCCGCCGGGCACCGCACCGCCCAGCGCCAGCAGCGCCCGCAGCCCGCGCAGAACGGGCAGGCGACCGCGCAGCGCGCCCAGCGGCCCGCCACCACCCCGCCGCCCCTTCCCGGGGAGAACGACAACGGGATCACCCAGCCCCAGCAGGGCCTGCTCCACAAGCTCCTCACCGACATCGGGAAGGGCGAGCGCGACGCCGGACTCGGCTACATCAGCGCCGTGCTCCGGCGCGACGTCACCACCACCAAGGACCTGACGAAGGCCGACGCCAAGCAGGTCATCGACCGCCTCCAAGACGACCTCAAGAAGCAGGAGCAGCCCGCATGAGCGGCGACACCGTCATCACCGTCATTGGCAACCTCACGGCCGACCCGGAGCTTCGCTTCACGACCGGCGGTCACGCCGTCGCCAAGTTCAGCGTCGCCTCCACCCCGCGGATGTTCGACAAGCAGTCGCAGGAGTGGAAGGACGGCGAGCCGCTGTTCCTCAACTGCTCGATCTGGCGCGACGCCGCCGAGCACGTCGCCGAGTCCCTCACCCGCGGTGCCCGCGTGGTGGTCGTCGGCCGGCTGCGGCAGCGGTCCTACGAGAAGGACGGCCAGAAGCGGACGGTCATCGAGTTGGAGGTCGACGAGATCGGCCCGAGCCTGCGCTACGCCACCGCAAAGGTCGACAAGGCCAGCAAGGGCAGTGGTGGCGGGCAGGCCAGCCGCGACGCCGCGCCCGAAGAAGCGCCCTGGTGACCCAGCACCACCCAGCCCCGCCCGGACCGGCCGGCACCGCGCATCGAGCGCGCGACGGGGCGCCAACCACACGACCACCACAACCCAGGGGGGACCTGATGACCAGCACCACCCCGAGTGCCGGCGACATCCTCAACGCCGCCGACACCTTGCAGGGCCCTCAGCAGACGTTCACCCGCGAGCAGGTCGCCGAGCTCCTACAACTCGCCTACGACTCCGGGCGCACCGCCCGGTACGTGGCGGACGTCGCCGAGCTCCACGCCGACTGGGCGCGGCACCCCCAGCAGCGGCCCACCGCCGACGAGCGGTACGCCGAACGGATGGCCCTGTTCGCGGCGTGCGCCGCCCAGGTCAACGCCGACCTCGGACGCCCACCCGGCTACGAGTACCACGGCGGGCCCGTCGACTGGGAGACCGGCCGGCCGCTGGCACCCGGTGAGCAGGTGACCGCGTGAGCCTCGACGTCGACTGGGAGGGCATGGACACCGTGGCTCCGGAAGAACCCAACCCGTTCGACCCGGACCGCCACCCGGAGGAGTACGCCGCCTGGGAGAAGCAGACTGCCGCCGCCCGCGAGCAGGTCGAGGCCGCCCGCGAACGCCAGCGGGAGCTGATCGAGCGGGAGCGGGAAGAGCGCAAGGCCCGCTACCTCACCGACGAGACCGACCGGCAGTTGGTGCTCATCAAGGCGAAGGCCGCCGCGCAGGCCACCTACGACGCGGAGCAGGCGCAACTCGCCAAAGCCAACGCCGACGACGCCGCCCGCATCCACGACGGCGCCACGTTCCTGCTCGACCTGCCACCCACACCGCCGGCCCTGTGGGGCAAGGGCGAGGACATCCTCTGGGCCCGCGGTGAAGCGCTGATGATCGCCGGACCGCAGGGAGTCGGTAAGACCACCATTGCCGGGCAGCTGCTGCGCGCCGTCGCGGGCCTCCATCACGAGGTGCTCGGCTTCCCCGTCGAGCCGTGCGAGCAGCGGGTGCTGTACCTGGCGATGGACCGGCCCGAGCAGGCCCGCCGCAACCTCGGCCGCATGTTCGCCGGCAACGCCGACGAGCGGGAGTTCCTCGCCGAGATCCTGCGGTTCTGGTCCGGTCCGCCGCCGACGGACTTCGCCGCCGACCCGGCCGGGCTGCTCCGCCTCGCCCAGCAACACGGCGCCGACGTGGTGTTCGTCGACTCACTGAAGGACGCCGCGGTCGGACTGTCCAAGGACGAGGTCGGCGCCGGCTACAACCGCGCCCGCCAGCTCGCCCTCGCCGAAGGCGTCCAGGTGGTCGAGCTCCACCACGTCGTGAAGTCCGGTGCCGACGGCAGCAAGCCCAACAACCTCAACGGCGTCTACGGGTCCACCTGGCTCACGTCCGGTGCCGGGTCGGTCGTCATGTTGTGGGGCGAGGCCGGCGACCCGGTGATCGAGCTGCTGCACCTGAAGCAGCCGATGAACGAGGTCGGCCCGTTGAAGGTGCTCCACAACCGGGAGACCGGGCTGTCGGAGGTCTACCACGACGAGGACACCGACGTGGTGGCGCTGGCCCGCCGGTGCCTGTCGACGGGGGTGTCGGCCGCTGAGGCTGCCCGGTGCCAGTTCTCGGTGGAGAAGCCGACGAAGGCTCAGGTGGAGAAGGCGCGCCGGAACATGCACCGCCTGGCGGAGAAGGGCCTGCTGCGTTTCCAGCCCGCGAGTGAGGACGGGAAGGGCGGTCGGGGGAACGGGGACCGCTGGTTCGCGGCTGCTCCGGCGTCCTGGATGTCCGATTCGGAAGCTGACCACGACCGGTACGGGGAGTGATTCTCATGTCTACCCAGGGTGAGCAGGAAAGTCACGGAGAAAGTCACGCGTCGATGTCTGATGGAAAGTCACGGAGAAAGTCACGCGTCGATACCTCCACCGAGTTTCCGCAGGTCAGAAAGTCACGCGGCGCGGAAGAGAAAGTCACGCGGCCCCTCCCTCGGAAAGTCACGTTTTCCGCCCTCTCTTTAAGGAGGGCGGAACGTGACCCGAGAGGGGGAGGAGATCAACAAAACCCCCCGGTGGCGGGTGAGCCGGAGCCAGTCGGACCCATCGCCGAGCAACTCCTTGACGACCTCGCAGCGCAAGACGCCGACCTCGCCGACCGCCGCCGGGACGCCCTGCGCCGACTCGGCCGCGCCAACACCACCAACCCACTCGTCCGCCGCCAGCACTGAGGAGCCCGCCATGACCCAGACCGCCGCCACCCAGCCCACCACCAACCCCGAGCCGAACAACCTCACCGACGCCCTCACCGAACTCCGCCAACTCCGCGCCGACCTCGACCGGGCGGCCAAGCCCACCCGCGACCTACTCGCCGAACTCGCCGACACCCGCCGCACCCTCATCGGCGTCACCCAGAAGCGGGACCGCCTCGACCAGATCTGGCGGCGCATGGTGACGGAAGCCGCCGACGTCGAGCGGGCCCTCATCCGCGCCGGCTACGAGCGACCCACCTCCCGGGCCGCCGAACTCATCACCCAGCTCACCGACGAACGCAACAAGCTCGTCGAGACCGTCGGCCGAATGATCAGCCTGCCCCCGCACCTCGTCGCCGAGGCGTACGGCGTGACCTACACCGGCTCGGTGAAGCCGTGACCGCCCCGCTGCTCACCATCACCGCCTACGGCCTCCCCGCACCCCAAGGCAGCAAGCGCCACGTCGGCCGCGGCGTCATGGTCGAGTCGTCGAAGAACGTCAAGCCGTGGCGCGAAGCCGTCAAGGCCGCCGCCCTCGACATGCGCCCCTCGGGCTGGCGGCCCATCGACGCGCCGCTCGTCGTCTCAATGGTCTTCACGTTCGCCAGGCCGAAGGGCCACTACCGCACCGGCCGCAATGCACACCTGCTCCGCGACGCCGCCCCGGTCCGGCCGGCGACCGTCCCTGACCTGTCGAAGCTGATCCGCTCCACCGAGGACGCCCTCACCGACGCTGGTATCTGGCGCGACGACTGCCTCGTCGTCCGCTACACCGACACCGGCAAGGCGTATCCCGCCGGGGACGAGCTGGCGCTCACCTCGCCGGGCGTCGTCATCCGCATCTGGCCGCTAGCTGACGCCTGCGCCCACGAGTGGCACGGCGCGGACGGCGGACGGTGCCCCGGCTGCGGCTGGGACTCCCACCCCATCCCCGCCGGCCCGGCCGTGATCCCGGCGGAGATCACCGCCGTGCCGAAGATGCCCGCGCCGCTGGTGGTGCCGTACCAGGGCGGACGGCACACCGGCACCCCCACCATCGACCTGCTTGGCCAGGAGGCGTCGTGATCGTCGACGGATACGCCGGCGCCGGGGGCTGGGACGAAGGCGCCCGCCAGCTCGGCCTCACCGACATCGTCGGCTTCGACAACTGGTTCGACGCCTGCCGCACCGCGAAGGCCGCCGGTCACGCCCGGATCTGCACCGACGTGGCCACCTACCCGACGGCGCCGTTCCGCGGTCGCGTCCAGGGCGCCATGCTGTCGCCGCCGTGCGGCCCGTTCAGCCGCGCCGGGAAGCAGCTCGGCCTTCTCGACCGCCCCCAGGTGCACCGCCTCGTCGACCGCATGGCGGCAGGCGACGACCGGTGGCAGGACATGACGTGGGAAGACGAGCGGTCCCACCACGCCGCCCAGCCCGTCCGCTGGGTGCGCGACCTGATGCCGGAGTGGGTCGCCTTGGAGCAGGTGCCCGAGGTGGCGCCGCTCTGGTCACACATCGGCGAGGTGTACCGCGGCTGGGGCTACAACGTGTGGACCGGGAAGCTGTGCGCCGCCGACTACGGGGTGCCGCAGACCCGCGAACGTGCCGTGCTCATCGCCTCCCGCGTCCGCCGCGTCCACCAGCCCGTGGCCACCCACTACGACCCCAGCCACGGCATGAGCCTGTTCGGCAGGCCGTGGGTGACCATCGCCGAGGCGCTCGGCTGGGACGGCGTCGACCGGCCCGCCCGCACCATCACCGGCAACCGGGCGCCGCGATGGGCGTACGACCAGGCGAACAGCTACAGCACCGGCTGGACCCTCACCCACGGCCCGCAGGCCAACGCCTCCGTCCGGACCGCCGACCAGCCCGCCGCCACCATCGTCTGCTCCCGTCCGGGCAACCTCCGCTGGACCGGCGACGAGGGCACCCGGCAGGTCGGCCACGCGGAAGCCGCGATCCTCCAGGGCTTCCGCGCCGACTACCCGTGGCACGGCAACAAGACCTCGCGTTTCCACCAGATCGCCAACGCCGTCCCGCCGGGCCTGGCCGCCGCGGTCATCGCGGTTGCTTCCGGACTGCCGGCCGCCGCCCGCCTGGACGTGGCCGCATGAGTAGCCCCAGAAGCACCGTTCTGCCCCTACAGATGGATCTAGAGAAGGAGCCCGCCATGGGTCTGCCGCCCGCCCGCATGTCCGGCCTCGCCCGCCGCCAGCCGAACTTCGAAGTCCGCGAGGGCATCCTTGACTACGTCACCGAGCGCCTCGACCCGCAACTGCGTCAGCCAGGGGACGACCGTTCGTCCGGCCGCGACCTGTTGCTCGACGCTCACCCTGACCAACTGATCGACGCGCTGCACGCCGCAGGACTGCTCGCCCTGCGACACGAGCCGACCCTGCCCGGCTACTGGTGCTCGCGCTGCCGCGAGAACCGCGCCGGCTGCGACGACCGGGCGTGCGTCTGCTCCTGTCGGGACGTGCCCGCCACCGAGGCACCCAGTGACTGACCTCGTCTCGCTGCGCCCCGACGGCGACCCGCTCGCCCACCAGCCCACCGGTTAACTCCCACAATCCCGTCCCTGCTCCGTGATAACTCCCCTTCTCAAGAACCAGAAAGAGAGATCGACATGAGCCAGCACGAGGTGGACGCCCGGTGCGCTGACTCCGCCGTGCACTCCCATGACGACGGCAAGACCCTCTGCCAGTTCGGTCGACCGTTCGTCAACCGGTACATCTTCGAGTGGAGAAAGCCTCGCGTGACGGCGTACCGCGCCGCCGACCGTCGCACGGTCACCGCTGGACTCAACCGCTACCCAGGGATCGTGATCGGCGCGTACATCCAGATCCGCCAGCGGGTCATCGGCATCACGTGGGGCGCTCCGGGTGCAGTTCGGCGGGTCCAGCGGTGACCGATCTGACCCCGGTCGACCGGGCACCCGCCACCCGCGACACCTACCTCTCCGACGCCGCGTGGCAACTCATCGCCGAAGCCACCCCCGCCAGCACCCGCCGCGCCTACCGCGAAGAGTGGACCCGCTTCACCACCTGGTGCACCACCGAGCAGCGCACCCCGCTCCCCGCCACCGGGCAGACCCTCGCCGAGTACACCGCCCACCTCGCCGGCCGGGACCTCGCCCCGTCCAGCATCGGCAAAGCCCTCGCCGCCATCACCAAAGCCCACGAAGCCGCCGACCACCCCGTCGACCGGCGCGGCGCGAAAGAAGTGCTACGCGGCTACCGCAAGCGGTACGCCAGCACCGGCGGCACCGCCAAGCGGGCACCCGCGCTCACCCTCAACGCGCTACGGGCCATGGTCGCCACCCTCGACCCCGACACCCTCGTCGGAGTCCGCGACCGCGCCGTCATCGTCCTCGGCTTCGCCATGGCCGCCCGGCGCAGCGAGATCGCCGCCCTCAACCTCGCCGACCTCGAACCCCACCCCGAAGGCATCCAGGTCACCGTCCGCCTGTCCAAGACCGACAAGGACGGCCACGGGCGGATCGTCGCCGTCCCATACGGGTCCAACCTCGCCACCTGCCCCGTGCGCTCCGTCGCCCAGTGGCGTGAAGCCCTCGCCCACCACGGCCGCGACACCGGCCCGCTGTTCCTGCGCATCGACCGCCACGGCCGCCTCGGGCACGTCGCCACCGGCAAAGGCGACCCCGACGGGCGCATCACCGGGGAGACCGTCGCCGCGATCGTCCGCAAAGCCGCTGAGGCTGCCGGCCTGGACGCGGCGCAGGCGTACTCCGGGCACTCCCTGCGGCGTGGGTTCGCCACCGCCGCGTACGCCGCCCCCGGCGCCGACCTGGTGCGCATCGCACGGCACGGCGGCTGGAAGGAGGGCTCGGCCGCCCTCTACGGCTACCTGGAGGAGGTGGACCGCTGGCGGCAGAACCCCGCCTCCGGCATCGGCCTGTAGCCCGTCACCTGACCGACGACACCACCGCGCCGCGCTGAGCGGCACCAACGAGGAGGACAACGACATGAGCACGCTCCCCGAGCCGGCCTGCCGATACGGCTACACCGTCGAGCAACTGCAAGAGGCACTTGGTGACCGTGCCGACGCCTTCGGCCGGTGGATGTCCGGGCAGACCGGCGCGATCTGCGACGGCCGTGCGTACGACTACGACGCCTGCGAGTACCGGGAGACGAACTGCGGCCCACACGGGTCGGTCGTCTACTCGCACGACCTTCGGCGGTTTCTCGCTGGTGGCCGACCTCTCGACTGAAACGACGGTGGGCCTCCACGCCCGCGAAGTTGTGGAGGCCCACCCCGGACACCCCGTAGGACGCCCGCGCTGAACACCGGCCAGCCTACAAGGGGGGACCCAGCGCCATGACGATCCTCTGCGTCGCCGCGCACTGCGGCATACCGCACCACCACACCGACGACTGCCCGGACCCCGAGACGTGCCACGGTTGCCTGCCCAGGCTGGCCGCCGACGGGCTGCGCCTGTGCGAGGTCGACACCCGCCGTCTCGCCGAGGACGCCCTCGCCGCCGCCCGACTGCACGACGACCTGGCGCTGCGGCTGATGCCCGGCGGTCGCGGCGGCGAGAAGGTAGCCACGTCCAGCTCCGGTGCGCCCACCGTGGACGGCGAGGTGGTGGAGGCCCGCAGCGCGATCCGAGCCACCCTCGTCTCCCTGTGCCGCCTGATCGCCGACGAGAGGGGCCATCAGTTGCCCCAGGACGCCACAGAAGCCCTCGGCGGGTACGTGGCCCACCACGCGCGCTGGCTGGCCGCACACGCCGCCGCAGACGAGCACGCGCGGGATCTGCGGGACATCGCCTCCGACCCCCGCACCCGACGCCTCGCCTACCCGGCCGGCACCGACCGGCTGTACATCGGCGACTGCCCGCTCATCGTCCGCGACCTCGACGGCGCCGAGAGCGTCTGCGGCACCCGCGTCTACCAGTACGGCGAGCGGCAACTCATCGGCTGCGACGGGTGCGGCACCGACGAGACCGTGGAGTGGTGGCAGCGGGAGATCGTGGGTGACGCCAGCGCCACGGTCGACGCGTACGCAGGGGCGGCGGACCTGGCGCTGCGGTTCCACCGGCCCGTCGACCCGGCGCTGATCCGCAAGTGGGCGTCGCTGGAGGCGCGCAAGGCTGAGCGCAACGAGGCGTACGTGCCGCGCGTCAACCGGTGCGGCAAGGACGGCAAGCAGCGGACCCTGTACGACCTGAAGGAGCTGCGCGAGTACGCGGAGCGGGTGTGGGCTCCGGTGGCCGCGTGATGGGGGATGAGGGTATGGGCGAGCAGCGTGAGCACCAGTGGGAGCGCACTAAGAGCGGCGAGGTAGACGAAGTCGCCCACGAGATTGCGAATCACAACGGGCCGCGCTGCACCGTGTGCGGGTTCTTCTTCTGCGGGCGCTGCTACCCGCGGGGCTGGACGCGCGTGTGCCCCGGGCCGGCACCCGAGGGCACGGCGTGGATTTATCGCCTGACCAGCGTGATGGGAGGATGAGCGGCATGAGTGCTATCGGTCGCTGGCTCCGGTCGCTGGCAGACACCGTCGACCCGCAGGTTCCGCCTGCGCGTTTCTCCGGTGGCATGGCCGAGACGGAGTACCGCGAGCGCATCTGTCAGTGGGCGCGCGACAACGGGCTCGACCCCAACGAGATCCCCGAGGACAGCGAGTTCGTCATTGGGCGGGACACGGTCACTGTTGACGTTGTCCTCCGGGATGCTGCCGGCACGGTCGTGATCAACGGCAACAGCGTGATGCGGACCAAGAAGACGGTTCCGCTGCTCACGCCGTTCCCCACCTCAGCGCGCCAGCTTGACACTGACCGTTCACACCCCGATTCTTAGGGTGGCTGAAATGCGATAGCGCCACACGACTCCGAAGCCCCGCCAGTGCCCCCGTGCCGGCGGGGCTTCGTCGTACCCGGGGTGGCTTCGGGAAGTGCCGATGCAGTGTCCGGACGGCGCAGGAGTACACGCCCTGCCCCGATGTCACCTCGTTCGGAAGCGGGCAGGCCGGCTGTGGCGGACGGCCTGCCCGCACCGGACCAGCGCGGAGGCCACGATGCCCCGAGCGAAGCGTGTTTGCTCAGCACCTGGATGTCCCCAGCTCACAGATGGCGGCCGTTGCGGTACGCATAGACGCGAGACAGACCAGGCGCGAGGCAGCAGACAGCAACGCGGGTATAACTCAGCGCACGACGCCTTTCGACGAGCAGTGCTACGACGCGACCCCACCTGTGTGCGCTGCAAGGCGGCGCCCAGCAAGCACGCCGACCACCACCCGCTGAGCCTGCGCGAGCTGCGGGATCGAGGGCTGAACCCGTACGACCCTGAGCGTGGTCGCGGGCTGTGCCACCCCTGCCACTCAGCCGAGACGGCACGCAACCAGCCCGGCGGGTGGAACGCCCGCTGACATTCCAAGACGACCGCGGCTGATCCCCGCGGCCAGGAAGCCCCACGTCTCCCGGCGTGGGGCTTCCGCCATTCCGGGAGGACACCATGAGGACCCGAGCCGACTCGCCCACCAAGGTCTGCACTGTGCCGGACTGCGACAGTCCGCTGCGTGCCCGAGGTCTCTGCTCAACCCACTACAACCAGCGGCACCAGCCTGGACGCCATGCAGCTCGGGCGGTCCCGTGCACGGTGTGCGGCACCGAGACGCAGCGCCCGACCAACTCCCGGCGCCGTCCGACCTGTTCGGTCGACTGCCGCACGCTGCTCCAACACGGCGGCACTGCGGGTGCCAGCGGCACGTACGACTGGGCGAAGGACGCAGCACGGCGGGCGCGCCTAGCTGGCGCGACGGTGGTCGACCTGTTCGACCGCAGTGAGGTGTTCGTCCGTGACCAGTGGGTCTGCCAGCTCTGCGGGCTGCCTACCGACGTCACGGCGTCCCCGTTCGATCCGGCCAGCCCGACCGTGGACCACGTGGTGCCGCTGTCGAAGGGCGGCGAGCACACGCTTGCGAACACGCAATGTAGTCACCTCGGGTGCAACTCATCGAAGGCCGACCACTGAGCGTGACGGGCCAGGGGGAGACCCCGAGGGCCCTGACCTGTTAAGACCGCCGGGAAGGTGGCTCGCAGTCCAGACCCCTGACTTCTCGTTCGGAGGTGACTCAGCGTGACTGCCATTCCGATCGGGCTGGGTGCCGGCGGGCGGGAGTTGTGGTCGTCGATCGCCGACGAGTACGCCCTGGATCCGGCGCAGAAGGTGCAGCTGCTGGAGGCGTGCCGGGCGAAGGATCGCCTGGACAGGCTCGATGGGCTGCTGCGCGGTGACATCGACTCGTGGGCGCGCCTGACTCATCGGCTCCAGACCGACGACTACGAGCTGAAGATCGATGCGGCGCTGACGCAGGCGAACGCCACGGCGAACCTGATGAAGCAGCTGTTAGCGGCGTTGCGGCTGCCCGACGTGGCGACCGGTAAGCGTCCGCAGTACCGGGGGGCGCGGGGTGCTCAGGCGCCGTCGGTGCCCGGCGGCAAGAAGGCCGGGACGGTGACGGCCCTGGAGAAGTTCCGCGAGGCATCCGGAGGCTGACGTGCCGTGGAAGCCGCTGTTCGACGGCCACATCCCCTCCCTCGGGTACGAGGTGGCGGACTGGATCACCGAGCACTGCTGCCACGGCCCGGGTGACATCGCTGGTGAGCCGATTGAGCTGGATCGGGAGTGGCTGCGGTTCCTCGTCGAGTCGTACCGCATCGACCCGGTGACGGGCCGGCGGTTGTATGACGAGGCGGTGCTGTCGCGGCCGAAGGGGCGGGCGAAGTCGGAGCTGGCCGGCTGGATCGGCGTTGCGGAGGCATTGGGCCCGGTCCGGTTCGACGGGTGGAACGCCGACGGTCAGCCGGTGGGGCGCCCGGTGCGCACCCCGTTGTTGAAGTGCCTGGCCACTGAGGAGTCGCAGGCGGGGAACACGTTCGAGAACATCGCCTACATCTGTGGTGAGTGGGGCAAGGACACCCACCCCGAGATCTACGGCGGCATCTCCGGCGCCCGCATCTACCAGTCGGCGACGGCCCTGTACTTGCCGCACGGCGGTGAGATTCGGGCGTGCACGTCCGGGTCGGCGTCCAAGGACGGCGGCAAGGAAACGTGGGTGTGCGCCGACGAGACGCACCTGTACGTGCTGCGTGAGCTGAAGTCGATGTACGGCACCGTGAGCCGGAACTTGGGCAAGCGGGACCAGCCGTGGCTGATGCAGACGTCGACGGCGTACCGGCCGGGTGAACAATCAGTGTTCGAGGACACTCTGACCGCCTGGCGCAAGGGTGAGCTTTCGTCGTCGGTGCTGATGGATCACCGTGAGGCCAAGGGTCGCATTGACCTGGACGACGAGGACCACACGAAGGCGCAGCTGCGGCAGGTGTACGGCGAGGCCGCCGGCTGGCTGGACTTGGACCGGATCTACCGGAACATGCGCGACCCGCGCATCTGCAAGGACGAGGCGGAGGCCGCCCGGTATTACCTGAATCGGCCATTGTCGACGAAGGACGCGTGGATCCCGCTGGATGTGGTTGAGCGCCAGGTTCGGGCTGAGGTGGTCGAGCCTGGTACGTCGATCGCTCTCGGGTTCGACGGGTCGCTGCGAGACGACGCCACGGTGCTGGTCGGCGCAGTGATGGAGACCGGGTTCCTGTTCCCGGTGGGGATCTGGGCGAAGCCGAGTGGCGCCGAGGGTGCGTGGTGGGAGGTTCCCCGCTCGGACGTTCTGGCTGCGGTCCGCGAGGCGTTTGCCCGCTACAAGGTCAGTCGGTTGTACGCCGACCCCCACGAGTGGCGTTCCGACATCGACGCGCTCGCTGAGCAGCTCGGCGCGGAGCGGGTTATCTCGTGGGAGACGCGCCGCGACGTGCAGATGGCCGCAGCGCTGGACCGGCTGCGCACTGACCTGATGACCGGGGTGGTGTGGCACTCGGGTGACCCGGTGGTGGTGGAGCACTTCGGTAACGCCTATGTGCGCCGCAAGGGCGGGCACCGGCTGGTCCGCAAGGAACATGCCGACTCAAGCCGAAAGATCGACAGCGTGATCGGTGCCGCCTTGGCGTACGAGGCCCGGGCGGACGCCATCGCCGCCGGATGGAACGCATCACCCCCCGACACAACCGTTCTTGTCTTCCGTTAGGAGGGACCGCCCGTGCCCCTCTCCAACGACGAGAAGATCCTGCTCAACCGTCTCCAGATCAAGGTGCGGCGGTCGGCTCTCCAGAACCGGCTGCTGGATGCCTACTACGAGGGTGAGCAGCGGGTCGAGCAGTTGGGCCTGGCGATCCCGCCGGAGCTGCGCCGCTTCCTGACGATCGTCGCCTGGCCGGGCACCTACGTGGATGCCCTCGCGGAGCGGGTCACCTTGGAGGGTTTCGAGCTTCCGGACGAGACGGAGACTGACGAGGATCTGTGGCGGATCTGGCAGGCGAACGGGTTGGATCGTGAGTCGAAGCTCGCGCATCTGGAGGCGCTGAAGTTCGGCCGCGCGTTCGTCGTCGTCGGCGCTGGCGACGGGGACACCCCGGACGCTCCGTCAGCTGAGGGCGGGGACGACGACCGTCCCCGGGATGCGGCGACGCCGCTGATCACCGTGGAGTCGTCGAACGAGATGGCCGTGGAGCTGTCGCCCCGCACCCGGCAGCCGATCGCCGCGGCGAAGTTCTACACCGACGAGTCTGTCGCCCACGCGACTCTGTACCTGCCCGACGCGACGATCTGGCTGGAGCGTCGCAACGCGACGTGGGTCGAGGTTGACCGCGATGAGCACGACCTGGGCGTGGTGCCGGTGGTTCCGCTGACCAATCGCGCGCAGCTGTCGCGGCGCGACGGTCGTTCGGCGATGACCCGGATCATCAGCCTGACTGACGCTGCGGCGCGGGCGTTGACGAACGCGCAGGTGGCGACGGAGGCGCTGGCGGTGCCGCAGCGGTATGTGGTGGGTGCGCAGCCGGACGACTTCAAGGACAAGGACGGCAACGTCCTCACGGCGTGGGAGGCGTACTTCGGTGCCGTGTGGGCGCTGAAGAACCCCGACGCGAAGATCGGTTCGCTGAGCGCGGCCGACCTGACGAACTTCTCCGGCATCGTGAACCACTACGCCGCGTTGGTGTCGGGCGTGACTGGCCTGCCGATGCGGTACCTGGGTCAGGCCACGACGAACCCGCCGAGCGCGGAGGGGATCCTGGCTGACGAGTCGCGGCTGATCAAGCAGGTCGAGGACTTCCATACCGCCGCTGAGGCGACGTGGGAGCGGGCGCAGGAGATCGCCGTACGGATCCGCGATGGCGTGTGGGACCCGCGCATGAAGCAGCTGGAGACGAAGTGGCGCTCGGCGGCGACGCCGACCCGGGCGCAGGCGTCCGACTCGGCGGTCAAGCTGGTCCAAGCCGACATCCTGCCTGTTGAGGCGGCCTGGGAGGACATGGGCTACTCGCCGGCACGCCGGGCCAAGCTGAAGGCCCTGCGTGACGCTGAGCGGGCTGCGGACCCGGTGCTGGAGATTGCTCGGGCGCTGCCGACTCAGCAGGCCCGTGCGGTCGATGCCGTCGCTGGTTGAGGTCGCCGGGCTGCACGCTCGGACGCGACGCCGGTTCGCGCAGGTGGCGGCTGGCGAGGCGGCCCGACTGTGGTCGCAGGTTGACGGAGACCGGATAGCCGCGTCGTGGCTGTCGCTGCTCCCGCGCCTGCTCGTTCTGCTGACCGGCGCGCAGACGGCGGCGGCGGCACGGGCCGACAGCTACCTCGACGAGGTGCTCGACGCCCAGGACATCGCGCCGCGGGCTGTCGGCCGGGTGTCGGCTGCGGCGTTGGCGGGTGTGGCGTCGGACGGTCGTGACCTGGCGGATCTGCTCTACCAGCCGGCGGTGCGGACGTTGGTCGGTATCCAACGTGGTGCGACCGTCGATCAGGCGCTCGCCGGTGGTGGTGCCGGGCTGGACATGCTGGTCCGAACCCAGGTCGCGGATGCCGGCAGGGTGGCCGACCAGGTGGCGATGACGGCCCGGCCGCAGGCGACCGGGTACGTGCGGATGCTGGTCGGTGTCTCGTGTGACCGCTGCGCGCTTCTGGCTGGTCGCCGGTACGAGTGGAGTGCGGGGTTCGAGCGTCACCCGCGCTGCGACTGCGTGCACATCCCGGCGCGGGAAGACAGTGCCGATGACCTGCGCACGGACCCGCGCCGCTACTTCGACAGCCTGAGCGTGGCCGAGCAGGACCGCCTGTTCACGGTCGCTGGCGCTGAGGCGATCCGCGCCGGAGCCGACATCGCCCAAGTCGTGAACGCCCGCCGAGGCGTCTACACCGCTGGCGGCCGGCAGTACACCCGCACGAACGCCGGCAAGAGACCGCGGCTGATGCCGGAGGAAATCCTCCGCCAGGCCGACGGAGACCGCGAGGAAGCCGTGCGGCTGCTGAGGCTGCACCGGTTCCTGCGCTGATGACGTTCCCGCCGTGAGGGCGGGCGAGCACGAGGAGCGCTGCCGAGATGGCGGACACCACCGAGGCGACCGAGAGGGTTGCCAGCGAGAACCCCACCACCGACAACCCGGAGGCCGGCGGCGAGAGGCCGCAGGACGTGCCCCCGGAGGTGAAGCGGGCCCTGAGCAAGGCCAACAAGGAAGCGGAGACGCTCCGGCTGAAGCTCAAGGAGTACGAGGACCGCGACAAGTCGGAGGCGGAGAAGACCGCTGAGCGGCTGACCGCTGCCGAGCAGCGTGCCGCCGAGGCGGAGCTGCGGGCCACGCGCCTGGAGGTCGCCCACGAGAAGGGCCTCACCCCGGCGCAGGCCAAGAGGCTGGTCGGTGCCACCCGTGAGGAACTGGCGGCTGACGCCGACGAGATCCTGCGGGACTTCCCGACCACCCCAGCGGCTCCGGAGCGGAAGGTTCCGAAGCCGGACCCGTCGCAGGGCAGCCGCGGTGGTGCGAAGCCGTCGTCGGCCGAGAGGGCTAACAGCCGACTGGAGCGGCTCGGCATTCGCAAGCCCGCTAGCACCTGATTCACCCCCCGGGGCGTACCGCGTCGGGGTCACCACCCAGAGATGAGGGATCACACCCATGTACAGCGATCTTGGGGTGACTAAGACGACCCGGCGTGCCGGCGGCCCTAGCTGGGCCGGCGAATTCCCGGTCGACTGTGCACCCATCACCCTCGACGCGGATGCCGTCCTGGCGGTTTACACCGACGGCAACATCCCGTCCGGCGCCTGCCTGGCGCTGAACACCACCACCAACCGGCACGTGCCCTACGGCGGCAGCTCGGACGAGGTTCAGACCCTGACGGTCACTGGCACTCCGACGGGCGGCACCTACACGCTGACCTTCTCGGGTCAGACCACTGCGGCGATCCCGTACAACGCGACGGCCGCGCAGGTCCGCACCGCGTTGGAGGCGCTGAGCAACATCGGCACCGGCAACGTGACCACGGCCGGCGGTGCCCACCCGGGCACCCCGATCACCGTGACGTTCACCGGCACTCTGGCCAACACCAACGTCGCGCAGATGACCGCTAGCAGTGCGGGTCTGACCGGCGGCACCTCGCCGACGGTTACCCCGACCACCACGACCGCGGGCGGAGCCGACCTGGGCGCGGGCGGCTCGGAGACCGCGAAGGGCTTCCTGCTCGGCGACAAGCAGGTCCGCACGGGCCGGCACGTCGACGCGGCCCTCTACTACCGGGGCCGGGTCTACTCGGACCTGCTGCCCAGTAACAGCGGGTTCGACGCGGCGGCTCAGGCCGAGCTCGCCCCGAACATCTACTTCGACAAGGTGGGTGCCTGATGGCCACCATGGCTCTCGAACTGACCGATCCGGAGGAGCTGACCCTCGCGGCTCGGCAGATCCCGTTCCCCGGGGGCATCCTCCAGCGGTGGCTGCCGGCCGTGCAGCGCCGCGATCACCGGTACCTGTTCCGCCGGTCCGCGCGTTCGCTGCGGCGGGCGATCCCGTTCCGGCCGTGGAACACCCCGGCGGTGCCGATGGACCGCGGCGAGATGACCGAGGTGACCGGTCGGATGCTGCCGCTGTCGGCGATCCTGTGGCTGCTGGAGGAGGACTCCCAGCTGCTCGACGCCGCACGGGCGGCCGGCGATGAGAACGCGATCGCCGAGGTGTTCGACCAGGATCTGCTGACCCTGACCCGTGGTGCGTTGCAGCGCATCATGCTGGCTCACGGTGAGGCGATCGCCTACGGCAAGGTGACCGTGGGCACGCAGGCGGCGCCGGAGAACCGGCTCCAGCTGGGGTCGGTGGACTTCGGGATCCCGTCGCAGCACTTCTTCACGGCGCCGACGCTGTGGAACGCGGGCAGTCCGGACATCTTCGGGCAGATGGACTCCCACAAGACGGTGTTCAAGACCACCACCGGCGGTGAGGTTCTGCCGGGCGTGGCGGTCATCAGCACCCGGATCCTGAACGTCATGCTCAAGGACACCGACTTCCGCAACGTGTTCGGCTCGCTGCTCGGTGCCCCGCCGTCTATCGGCGCGGGAAGTGTCCGGCAGGCGCTGACGGACCGGGAGCTGCCGCGGCTCATCGTGGACGACACGATGGTCCCGGACCACACGGGCAAGATGACCCGCGTCCTCCCGGACGACCGGATCATCTACCTGCCGGAGGAGCCGGGTAACGAGGGTGGCATGCCGGTCGGGCAGACCCAGTGGGGTACCACTGAGGAGGCGAAGAAGCTGGTCCGCGCGCAGGCGCTGGGCGAGGAGAACGCGCCGGGCCTGGTCGCGGTGGCCATGGAGTCGGAGAACCCGGTGCACACCGGCACCTTGGTGTCCGGTATCGCGATGCCGGTGGTCACCGACCCCGACCTGATCATGTCGGTGAAGGTGCTCTGATGGCCAAGCTGACCGCGAACACGCACGTGAGGCACCCGGAGACTGGTGAGCTGGCGTTCCTGGTCGCCGGCGGCGACGTTCCCGAGTGGGCGGCGCCGCTGGTCGGCGATCACCTGATTGAGGGTGGTTCGGCGCGGAGCCGTAAGCCGTCCGCGCCGAAGGCCCCGGCGGAGGATCCGGCCGTCGAGCTGGCCCGGCTGGAGGCTCGCGTTGCCGAGCTGAAGGCCACGCCCAAGTCGGAGCCGGTAACCCCGGTCGAGCGCCAGGACGGCCCGCCGCCGAAGGGGGGCGCCGGTTCGGGTGCACCTTCGTGGCGTGAGTACGCCGCGCGCAACAACGTCGAGGTGGCTTCGGATGCGTCCCGTGAGGACGTGGTGGCCGCGCTCGACGCTGCCGGGGTTCGCACGGAGTAGCGGGACCGGGTCGGGCGGCATTCCTCCCCGCCGTCCGGCCCACCCGAACCGACCTGTTGAAGGGGTGAGCGGTGCCTGTTCTGTTCGAGCTGACCCAGCTCGCCTCGTACATGCAGACGTCGGAGTTGGATTCGGCGTCGGGTGCGCTGGCTCGTGACCTGGTCACGATCCTGATCCGCAACGAGGTCGGCGCGACCCGGTATGACGCGCTGGTCGACTTGACGCCATTCCTTCCGGTGGCGCTGGATGTGGCCAGCCGGATTCTCGACCCGAACAAGGGCAAGAAGTCCACGACCCGGCAGATCGACGACTACAGCGAGACGGACAGCTACGCGTCGGATTCTCCCGGAGCGCCGGAGCTGACCGAGTCAGAGGCGGCGCGAGTCCGGGCTGCCGCTGGCCTGTCGTCGTCGGGGGCGTTCACGATCCGTCCGGCTGCGCCGGCAGGCTGTGACCTGGTGAGGCACTCGGCCAGGTGGTGGCAGTGACCCGCCGCAGGTTCCCCGACTCCGCTGACCGGCTCGGCTACCAGCTCGGGCCGGACAACCGGTTCTGGACGGGCGCCGGGCTTCCGGCGGTCGCCTACGACGCGTTGACCGGGCCGGAGTTGGCGGATCTCGCCTCCGACCCGGACGGTGAGCCGATCGCGGATGCGACGCTGACCGTGGACGCGACGTCGGGTCTGCCGGACTTCCTGGGGCCCGATGACGGCCGTGACGTGGTGTACGTGAGCGTCAACGGTGGCCCGCGGTATCCGGTGAAGGCGAAGACCGAGGATCGGGTCGCCGAGTTGGCGGCCGATTTGGGTTCGGCGCTGGATGGTGCGGCGGCGGACGCTACGGCGAAGGCGAGCGCCGCGCAGGCTGCCGCCATTGCTGCGTCGGTGCCGCGTGCGTACGGCAAGAACCTGTTCGACTTCACCACCGCGTACGGTCCGGGGAAGTTCTGGAACGGCGCGTCGGGCACCCCGATCGACTTGGCGGGCTGGTACGCGAGTAGGCCCATCCCGGTGACGGTGGGGCAGGCGTACTCGCTGACGAACGCACGCAACTATCTGTGGCTGACGGCGGGGATGGTCCCGGTCGGGGCGTATGGCAACAACCCGACGGAGGCCCCGGTCACCGCGACGGCACCGGCGAACGCGGCGTTCCTGGCGTTCAACGTGGCCACCGCGAAGCTCACCACCGCGCAGGTGGAGGCCGGTAGCGCGGCGTCGGCGTTCGAGCCGTTCGGTGTGGTGGTGGACCGGCAGGTCGCCGCCGGCCGGTATCTGGCTGATGCGGCGGCGAACGTGACCGCGTTGCAGCGGATGCCCGGCGTGGCGGTTTACCGGTCGGGGAACACCCTGTTGGTGCGGTCGGCGTTCGATTCGACCCGCGACATTCTGATGCCGATTCACCTGGCCCACGGGGCTGAGGCGCAGGTCAATCTGACCAATGACGCGGCGCCGCTGGTGCGGTTGGTGGCGTCGTCGGCGAGTGATGATCTGGTGTGGCCGACGCCGAGTACCGGTACGGCCATCCACGACGCGTCGGATGACAGTGCGCCGATCAACGCGCAGTGGGCGTACATCGGCGGTAACCACGGCTGGACGGCCGGGTGGACGGTCACCGCCGCCGGTCACGGCAAGGCGACCGCCGACCTGGGGTCGCAGTGGAGCGACGGCACTCGCACGTACACGCTGCTGGCGGTGCTGAGCGCATCGCAGCTGCTGGTCGGTGGCCCGTACTCGGTGTCGTCGGGTGTGGTGACCGGTTCGGTGGGTGCCCCGGCGGCGACCCTGACGCACGTCTCGGGTGCCACGAACACCGCCTCGCTCCCGATCACCGGCGGGGTCGCGAACACCCAGATCCACCCGTCCAGCTACGCGCACTCGGTGACGGTGGCCCTCGACGGGCGACCCCTGCCGGACGGCAAAGCGGCCGGGCAGGTGCTGACCATCTCCGAGTCGTACCTGATCGCCTCGTACAAGGGGCTGGTCGATTGGGCGCAGGCCAACATCGGCACCCCGGTGCTGTCCAACCTGGCCGCGGTGCCCGCCCTGGCCCGGATCTCCAACACGTATCGGGTGACGGCCGCGCAGGTGGTGGTGGCGCAGCGCGTCACCGCGGCCGAGAAGTTCGTCATCAACATGGGTGTCACGCAGGCGTTCCCGCTGGTACTGCCGTCGGGTGGCTCGCGCCGGCAGTTCATGCCGGGTGTGGGCACCGTCAACGGTGTGGACTGGCGGACGTTCGCCGACCTGACCGCCGTGTCGACGCAGGCGGATATCGGTTCGGCCGGCTGGTTGTCGCCTCTGGTGCCGCCAGCGTCGATGACGCAGTGGGCGTACGACTCGACCGGGGCTGCCCAGTACGGGCTGGCCATGGGGTTGCTTCCCACCGGCGATGGGCACCCGTCGCAGCGGTTGAAGAACGCCGCCGGCAAGGGCTGGTTCATCGCCAGCAGCACGAAGAAGAACTACCCGCAGTTGGCGTGGGCGAAGACCCTCAACGTCGGTGAGTCCCTGTCGGGGACCGCGTACCGCCGCTACCTGGCGCCGCCGTTCGGTCCGACCGAGCTGGTGGTGTCCGACGGCGCGGACACGTGGGCGATCATCGAGCGCACCGACACAGCCGCCGACGCCCGGATGCCGGCGCCGGAGCTACTGGGCCGCCGGCTGGTGCCGGTTGGCCCGGCCACCGTCAACGCCGCGGCCCGGGTGACCGGTGATGGTGTCGCGTACAGCGTGCCGTCCGCTCCCGGCTTCGGTGTGTGGCAGGCGTCGGCTGATGCCCCCCGTGTGGAGACCATCCCGGGTTCGACCGGTCAGGCTGGCAGCTACTTCCTTGCGCAGCAGGGTCCGGCGATCACGCAGGCGCTGATCGGCGGGAACTTCCAAGTCCTGTACCTGTGGCCCATCTACCTGCCGGAGGCCACCCCGGTGGACCGGGCGTGTATCGAGGTGACCACCGCTGGTACGGGGGTGCTGCGGCATGGTGTGTACGGCAACGATCCGGCGACCGGGCAGCCGACGGCGACGGCGCCGCTGGCCGACTTCGGGACCGTGGACGTGACCACGATTGGCGTCAAGGAGTCCACCTTGTCTCCTGCGGTGATGTTGCCGGCCGGGTGGCACTGGTATGGGCAGGTGTGGCAGGGCACGAACACCACACCGCCGGCGATCAGGGCGACTAACGCGTCAGCTTCTGCCGGCCCGTTGAACATCGGCTCGGCGTCATCGGCCATGTCGGCGGCCCGCTACTGCCACTTCACGTCGGGCGTGACGGGCGCGTTGGGTGCGCTCACGCTGGGCGCGTTGCAGCAGCTGGTTCCGCCGCGCCTGGCGTATCGCCGAGCCTGAGGAGGTTGTCGTGCCGATTCCTGCTGGTCCGCTGCCTACGCCGACCGTTCCGCGGTCGAACGTGGGCAAGGTTGTCCGCGCTGCTCAGGGTCGGGTGGTCCGCCCGGTTGCTGGCCAGGCCGATCCTGGCCTGCCAGGTCACGTCCAGTAGGAGGCTGCCGTGCTGGATGCATTGCTTGCCCGCGGTCGCGCTGCCGCCGAGGCGCTGATGACGGATGCCTGCGTGATCGAGGCGGTCACGGGTTCGACGACTGACCCCGAGTCGGGCGAGGTCACGGACACCGTGGAGCAGGTGTACGCCGGGAAGTGCCGGGTTCAGCAGGCGGCGCCGACGGCCAACGATCAGCGGGTGGGCGAGGCCGACCTGCTGATGCTCACTCGGGTGCTTCAACTGCCGGTCAGCGCCTCGGCGGGTATCCGGGCGGGGCACCTGGTGCGGATCACGGCGTGCGTGCACGACCCGGATTTGGTGACCCGGACGTTTGTGGTGCGGGCGGAGTTCGCCAAGTCGCACGCGACGTCGCGGCGGCTGGGGATCTCGGAGGCGACGTCATGAAGATCGACGTATCTGCCACGGGCCTCAACGACCTGGTGGCGCACCTCGACGAGGTGCCTGACGGCGCGCACCGCAACCTCGTCAAGGCGACGGAGTTCTCGGCGAACGGCATCAAGAAGAGCGCCCGTAGGCGGTCGTCTGGCATCGCCCACGCCCCCCTGTATCCGTACACGATCACCTACGACATCGACGACCGGGGTGTGGGCGACGGTGTCAGCGCCGAGATCGGGCCCGACCCGGAGATGACGATCGGCGGCGGTCCGTTCCGGACGCCTGGCCGGCTGGACAACATCCTGGAGTTCGGGTCGCCGAATAGTGCGCCGATCCCGCACCTGTATCCGTCGCTGGACGAGTGGGCACCGGACTGGGAGAAGGGCCTCGGGAAGGCCGCTGCGGACGCGCTGGAGGGCCGGACGTGAGCGACGACCCGCACGCTGTGGCGTTCCTGTCCCTGCTGCGGGGTGTTTCGGGGCTGCGGGTGTTCCCCGACCCTGAGGGCAACACCCCGACGGCGACGACGGCGCTGCCGTACGTGGTGGCGTGGATCAGCGTCCGCTACGACCTCGGGCCCACCATCGACACCCGGTCGACGCGGGGCGTGGCCACGGCGACGGTGCACTCCGTCGGCCTCAACGACACCTCCGCGCGCATCACCGCTGGGAAGGTGCGCGACGCCCTGCTCGACGTGGTGCCGGCAATGCCGAACCGGCAGGCGTACCCGATCCGACACGACGACTCCCCGCCAGCTCGCCCGGATGAGTCCACGGGCCGGCGGGTGTACGACCAGATCGACCTTTACCGCTTGGAGTCCCTGCCGGGCTGATCCGGCACTACACCTGAGGAGGAGTCGTGCCGGACCTGGTGCGCATCCGAGACCCGAAGACCAACACCGAGTTCAGCGTCGGCGCCCGGCGGGCCGAGCAGCTCGTCGAGCGCGGCGCCGAACTCGTCAAGGACGGCGCTGCCGGCGACCGGCTGGGCCGTTCCCTGCCGGCCACCGACACCACCACCAAGACCGCCAAGACCAGCAAGGAGCAGGCCCGATGACGTCTCCGCTGCCCACCTCGGTGCCGTCCGACGGCACCCTGCGTATCGACTTCGTGCCGGGCCCCATCGCGAACCTGGCCGCGCCCACGTTGGCCGTCCTCAACGCGGTCGGCGCCCAGGAGTTGGCCGGGTACGTCACCGGCGACGGGTTCGCCCCGTCGGGCGAGCAGGCCACCGTGTCCGACGAGCGGATCGCCTCGACGCAGACGTTCGAGCAGCCCGGCCGCAAGACGAAGTCGCTGACGCTCACCTACGTGCACAACCCGGACAGCCCGGCGAACAACGAGGCGTACCTGACGCTGGAAGAGGGCGTGGCGGGGTTCCTCGTCACCCGCTACGGGGTGCCGCGCGCGCAGGCGTACGCGGCCGGCGACATCCTCGACATCTGGCCGATCACGGCCGGTGAGCCGATGAAGAACTGGAACGGCGCCAACAGCGTCCACACGGTTACCCAGCGGCTGTTCGTCACCGGTGATGTGGTCATCGACGCGGTGGCAGTGGCGTGACCGACGTCGACGCCATCCTGACGGGGGCGCGGCTGCCCGAGGACCGGGTTCCTGTGTGTACGCGCGGGGACCTGGTCGTCGAGTGGCGGCGACTCGCCCGGCAGTTGGGTGAGGTGAAGGTGAAGGCCGCCGCTGACCCCCGCGTGGGTGGCGATGGCACGGGCGTCCTGTTGGAGCGGATGGAGGCTCTGCGCGGCGAGGTTGAGGCTTCGACGGTGGAGTTCCGGCTGCGGGCGTTGCCCCGTAAGCGGTGGAATGAGCTGGCCGATGCGCACCCGCCCCGCAAGGACGGCGTCAAGGTGCACGCCGACGACCTGGATTTGGGTGTCAACCGGGAGACGTTCCTGCCCGCGCTGGTGCGCGCCTCAACGATCGAGCCGAAGCTCAAGGATGAGACGTGGGCGGCGCTGCTCGACGGCGACGGTGAGTTGCTCGGTGAGCAGCAGTGGCGGCAACTGTGGCGGGCCTGCTGGAACCTGAACATGGCGGACGTTGACGTCCCTTTCTCCGTCGCCGGCTTGCTGACGACCCGGGTTTCCGGCAGCGAGTCCGGCTCGCTCGAACCCTCGGCGTAGCGCCGCGGCGGTTGGAGGGTTGGGAGCCGTCCACCGTCTACGAGCACAACGCTGACGGCCGGCTGGTGCGGTCGACGCCGGAGCCGGAGTGGAATGACCAGCAGGTGGCGCTGCTGGTGGCGTTGGAGGAGTACGAGGCCGGGCTGTGCAAGCGGTGTGGCACTGACCTGGTCGAAGCCACTGACCCGGCGCACGACTTCAACAACCCGCTCGCGACGGCGGTGTACCTGCCGGCGCCGGGCACACCTGTGCAGTGTCACTGCTGTGCGGCGTTGGAGCGGTCTGAGCAGCAGACCGGCGTCCAGAACCCCCAGTTCCCGGCGGCGATCATGCACGCCGTCCAGCTCGTTCGGAGGGGGTGACCTATGGCCCGCACCGTCAAGGTTGGTCTGGATGTTGAAGAGGGCCCGTTCGTTCGTGGTGTGGACCGGGCGGCGAAGTCGGCGGAGAAGCTGGAGGACGCCCTCGATGACGTCTCCGGTTCAGCCAGGGACACCACCGTTGCGACGGATCGGGCGAAGGAGTCCACCGAAGATCTCGGCGGCTCAGCGAAGGACGCCGGCAAGGACCTGAACCGACTGCGGTCGGATGCTCAGCGCCTGGATCGGCAGATCGACGAGACCGCTGCGAGTGTCCGGAGCTTGGCTCGGGAGATCGCGGCGGCCTCCGATGAGGCGACCCGAGCTGACCTGGCCAAGAAGCTGTCGGCGGAGCAGGGGAAGCTGCGGGAACGCGTCAACCTCCGCAAGCTGATCGACGTCGACTCCGCTGGTGACCTGGGCGAGGAACTGGCCGAGAAGGCCAGCGTGTCGTTCGTGGCCCGCCTGGGTCCGCTGTTGGCGTCCGCGCCGCTGGGCCCGGCTGGTGCCGCGCTGGGCGGGACGTTGGGCCTGGCGATGGCCCCGGTCCTGACGGCGGCGGTGTCCGGTGCGGTGGTGGGCGGCGCTGGTGTCGGCGGCATCGTCGGCGGTGTGGCGCTGGCTGCCCGAGACGCCCGGGTGCAGGCCGCTGGTGCGGACCTGGGTGCGTTCATCCTGGGTGATCTGGAGAAGCGGTCTGCTGGGTTCGTGCCGGTGGTGCTTGATGGCATCGACGACATCCGGGCCGGCTGGGGCGAGTTGGGCCCGGACCTGTCCCGTATTTTCGCGTCGTCGCGGCTGGTGGATCCGCTGGTCGCGGGCATGGTGTCGGGATCGCAGAAGCTGATCCACGGTGTCGCTGACGCGGTGGACGCCGCGGATCCGGTGGTGTCGTCGTTCGGCACCCTGCTCGACGGTGTCGGTGATGCTGCTGGTGATGCGTTCACCACGCTGTCGCAGGACGCCGACGAGGGCGCGTCCGCGATCGAAGACCTCACCACGGCGGTGACCAGCTTCATCCGGGTGTCGGCGGGGATCGTGCACGCCGGGGCGACGGTGAAAGGTTGGGCGGATCAGGTCGACATCGCGATCGACAAGGGCCGCCACTGGACCGAGGACTGGATGTCGTCCGGCGGGGTGCTGGAGCACTTCGGTATTCAGCTGGATCTGACCGCCGATGGTTTCAAGGCTGGCACGGCGGAGGCCGAGGCCTACCGGCAGGCCACGGAGGGCACGGCCAACGTTGCCGACTTCGCCACGCTGAAGTTGGCGGGGATGACGGACGCGGAGATTGCCGCCGCCGACGCCAGCGGCACGTTCCGCATGAAAACGGACGAGGTCAACGCCGCGCTGGGTGTCAGCGACGAGAGCTACCGCAACACCACGCAGAGCATCGAAGAGTTCACGACCCGGCTGGCGGAAGCGTTCGAGCTGCAAAACCAGGGGATCACCGCGAACCTGTCGGCGGAGCAGGCCAACCTGCGGTTGGAAGCGGCCATCGACAAGGCCACGGCTGCGGGGAAGGCCAACAACGACGGCATCTCGGTGAACACCGAGAAGGGTCGGGCGAACCGCGAGGCGCTGCTGGGTGTGGCGGACGCTGCGATCACGGCCGCCGAGAAAATCCACGCGACGACCGGGTCGACGGAGCTGGCCAGCGCGGCGACAGAGCGCGGTCGGGCGAAGTTCCTGGAGGCCGCCGGGGCGATGGGCGTTGAGAAGAAGGAAGCCATCGAGCTGGCGAACAAGCTGTTCGGCATCCCGTCGGAGGTCAACACCAAGGCCGATTTCAGCCCGGACAACAAGGGCGTGACCAACTGGAAGAACACCCTGTCGGGGATTCCTCGGGAGATCTTCACGTCGGCGCGGCTGCGGGCGATCGTGAACATTGAGACGCGCCGTGAGCAGGCCACGGAGGCGACGGGCCGCCGGTGGGGTGGCATCACCGAGCACGCCCGCGACGGCCTGCTCCGCGACGCGGGCATCTACTCGGCGGTGAGCCCGGCCAGGTACGCGTTCGCGGAACCGGCGACGGGCGGTGAGGCGTTCATCCCGCGGTTCGGTGATCCGGACCGGTCGGTGGACATTCTGTCGAAGGCGGCCCGTTGGTACGGGCAGGCGGTTGTCCCTGCCAGCGGGGTGGGTGGCAGTGCTGGTGGTGGGGTGCCGGAGGTTCGGGTGTTCATTGGGGATCGGGAGTTGACCGACATCGTGGATGTGCAGATCAGCACTCGTGACCGGCAGCTGAAGCGGCGTGTGAGCGCCGGGGCGGGGAGGTAGGTCATGGACCGTCTCCTGGGCCCCGACGCGGGCTCCCGGTTCGCTTACCGTGAGGACGGCTCACCGGCGGCGAACGGCACCGGTGTGGTGTACGCCAACAGCGGGGCCACCGTGTTGGCGGACATCCGCGCCTACGACGGGTCGGAGACTCCTGGCGGGGCGATCCTCGGGTCGCAGGTGGGGTACGACGAGTGGGGCCAGTCGGAGTTGTACTGGTTCCCGCCCGGCATGGTTGACCGGGTGTGGGTGTCGGTGGACGGCGGCCCGGTGTTCCCGGTGGACGCGGACAACAACCGTCGTCTGGACGCGTTGCGGCGGGTGTTCAACGCTGACGTCTATGGGGCTGTGGGGGACGATTCCACGGATTCGGCTGCGGGTATTCAGGCGGCGATCGACGCGGCGGCGGCGGTTGGTGGTGGTGAGGTTCGCCTCGGGCGGGGCATCTACCGGACCGCCTCCACGATCGTGTTGCCGGTGAACACTCCGGTGGCGATTCGGGGTGAGGGCCGCTCCCACGTCGGCGGGGCGATCAGCACGTCGTTGCGGCGGGCGTCCGGGTTCACCGGTCTGCTGCTCGACGGGGTGGGTGTTGGTCTGAACGGTGACCAGCGCATCCACGTCGAGATTTCCGACCTGGAGTTGCACGGGGGTGGCGCGTCGACGACGGTGGTGCGGTTGTCGAAGGTGTCGACCTCCGCGATTCACAACGTGCGGATTACCGGGTCCACTGGGACGTTGCTTGCCGCGACGGAGTGGTGGAACTGCTGGTTGGACCGGGTGGTGTTCAACGGCGGCGGTACCGGTTCGGGCACACCGGCGTCGGTGTTCGACGGGGACTGCAACACGGTGCATATGACCGATTGCCACTGGGAGGGCAACGGCGGCACCGACGTGTCCCTCGCCGGCATCGCGTTCATGCTCACCGCCCCCAAGTTCGAGCGGGACACCGGCAGCTACCCGCTGATCGCGTTGGGTGCGGCGGGCGCGGTGCAGATCACCGGCGGTTTCCTGCACCTGGGCCCGTCGGCGACCGGGGCGCACATCGTGCAGACCGGCACGGTTATCCCGACCCGCCCGACCGGCATCTCCAACACGGAAATCTCCGGCAACAAGAACGTCTCCGGCAGCCCCGGTGGCGACGCGGTGGTGCCCTACTTCGTCGACGTCACCGCCGGGTCGATGTTGCTGGACAACGTCAGCATGAACGGCAACCCGACGACCGCGTTTGTGCACGTCGGGTCCGGGTTGGCCCTGGATGCGGTGCGGGCCCGCAACGTCACGGTCACCGACCCGTCGAAGCTGTGGCACGACGAGCGCGCGGGATCGCTGTACGCGTTCGGGTCGATCCCGCTGGCGCCGGCCATCTCGACGATCGCGGCGACGGACAGCGTCAACCGGCCGGTGATCATTTTGCCCGACGCGGCCACGAACACGATCACCTACGCCACGGTGCCGGTCCCGTCGGACGCCGCGCCCGGCCGACCGGTCCGGGTGCGCATCCTCTGGTACTCCGACGTCGCCGCCGGGAACGTGCGGTACACGGTCGGGGTGCGGGCGCTGACCACCTCGGGTGACGACATCACCGTGGGGCAGACCGACTCGACGGCGACGGTGACGGTGCCCGGCACGGCGAACCGCACAACCACCACCACGGTCACGTCAGCGGTGACGGTTCAGCCGGGGACGCGGTTCCTGGCGGTCCGGTTGCAGCGCCTCGGCGCCGATGCGGCGGACACCGCGACCGGCGGTTTTCGGATCCTCGCCGCTGAGGTGTTGTACGAGCGCGCGGTCTGAGGGGGGTGTGACCTGTGCCGATTCCTGCTGGTAGTACGCCGACACCACCACCGTCGTCTGGTCCGCTCGTGTATGACCCGGTGTTGTCGCGGGTCCGTCTGGCCGCGCCTGGCCTGTTCGACGGTGCGCCGGTGGTGGTGCAGCGGTCCACGGATCAGGTGCGGTGGGTGACGGTGCGCGGCGGGGCGGAGGTCACCCCGGTCGCCGGGACGGCACGGTTGGACGACTACGAGTTCGCCCCTGACGTGGTCAACCGGTACCGGGTGCTTGGCCCGGCGGTGTGGGATGCCTTCGGGCGTACCGCCAGTTCCGGCTGGGGCACCGCGGACTCGGGGCAGGCGTGGGTGACGTCGGGTGGTTCGGCGTCGGACTTCAGCGTCTCAGCCGGTGTGGGTCGGCATTCGGTGGGCACGGTCAACGCGCTGCGCCATTCGCTGATCGACATCGGGTCGACGGATGGCACGATCACCGTCGACGTCACCAACCCGCTCGGGTCGCCGGTGGGTGCCCCGGTGACGCATTGGGTGGTCGGTCGGGCGGCTGACACCGGTAACTACTACTACGCCCGCCTGGACATCGCCCACATCACGGGCGCGGCCACGATCATCCTGGCGAAGCGGGTCGGCGGGTCGATATCCGGGCTGACCTCGGCGATCCCGGTCGGTGTGCACTCGGCGAGCACGTGGCGGATCGTCTTCGACTGGCGCGGTTCGGCGCTGCGGGCGAAGGCGTGGATTCCGGCGTCGACCGGGGAGCCGGACTGGCAGGCGCAGGCCATCGACACGGACCTCACCGCCGGCACGCAGGCCGGGGTGCTTACCCGCCTGGAGTCGGGCAACTCGAACACGTTGCCGGTGGTCGTCACCTACGACAACGTGGTGGTGTCGCCGCCGCTGGTGGTGCTGTATGAGGGGTCGATCACCCCGGTGTTGGGCGGGGTGTGGCTGAAGAGCTTGGCCCGCCCGTTCCTGAACCGGCAGGTGACGGTGCGGGACTTCTCCCCGGTGACCCGGCCGTCGCGGGCTGGTGTGTTCAGCGTGGTGGGCCGGTCGGATCCGGTGGCGGTGACGGATGTGCGCGGGTCACGGCAGTGGACCGTGGACGTATCCACGTACAGCCGCCGCGACGCCGAGGACTTGGATCTGCTGCTGGCCTCTGGTGACATTCTGCTCGTGCAGGTGCCCGCTGCGGGTCGCCTGTCGGCGGTGCCGGACGGGTATGTGACGGTGGGCGACAGTCGGGAGACAACGCCGCCGACGTCGGATCTGCTGATGCGGGTGTTCGAGTTGCCGTGCACACGGGCGGCAGCTCCGGGCCCGGACGTGGTGGGGGCGACGGTCACCTGTCAGGGGGTGTTGAACACCTACGCGACGTGTCAGGCGGTGCTGGATGCGCACCCGACGTGCCTGAGCTTGTTGGAGCTGATCGGGTCACCGACTGACGTGGTGGTCGGCTAGGGCTTCCACTCGTCGCGGTAGCCGGGCCGGTCGGCGTACGGCAGGGCGAGGAAGCGCAGGGTGTTGCAGGGCCAGGGCTGCTGCTCGTCCCGCATACCAAACTCGCGGCAGGTACCGCAAACGGTCCGCGGCCCCCCTGGCCTGAGTGTGCGCCCGTCAGACATCGGGTCGTTGTGCTCGTCGAGGATGCGCCGCTTGGATTCCAGGTCGGCGAGCACGCTCTGCGGGTCGTTGTCCACGATGTGCAGGCCGGTGGCCTCGTCAACGCCACCGCCCCACCCGCCGACGGCGACCACGGAGTTGTCCACCGGGTCGGCTGGGCGGATGTTGCCTTCGATGTCGATGCGCCACCGCAGCCCTGAGTCTTGGGCGTAGTCGGCCGCAGCGGCTTTCGCCTTTTGCTCGCGTTCGTCGTAGCGGGCGCGCAGCCACGTCACCAGGTCATCGGCCATTCGCCAATCGTACGGGGGAGGTGAGTTCGATGCGTCCCGTCAGCGAACGCTTCCTCCGCACCATCCGAGGCTCACACCAAGCCGTCTTCGAAGCCCGTGTGGTCGCACCCGGGCAGACCGGGGTCGAGCCGACCGGTACGACCATCCCGATCGCGTCCGGTGACGTGCACATCGACGGGTCCGCGCAGATCCGCTCCACCCTGGAAATGACCACCCTCGGTCAGGGCATGTGGCCCACCCGGGCCGACGACCTCCTGGCTCCCTACGGCAACGAGGTGCACGTTCGTCGCGGTATCCGCTACGGCAACGGCACCACCGAATGGGTGTCCCTCGGCTACCACCGGCTCTATACACCGGAGCAGGACCGGGCACCCGACGGGCCCATCCGCCTGTCCGCCCGCGACCGCATGTCCGGCATCATCGACGGCCGGCTACCCGCCGCGCGGGCGTTCCCCGCCTCGACCACCCGCGGGGCGATGCTGTCCGCGCTGATCACCGAGATCCACCCGTGGGCGACGATCGAGTGGGACGACGCGGCGGTCCGTGACGGGCCGATCGGCCGTCAGATCGTCGCCGAGCAGGACCGCTACGCCGCCTGCGACGAGCTCGTCACGGCGGCCGGTAAGTCGTGGTGGTGGGATCACCGCGGTGTGCTGGTGGTTCGCACCCCAGCAGATGCCGCCTCGTCTGTGTGGGACGTCAACCACGGGCAGGGTGGGGTGCTGGTGTCCCTGTCCCGCCGGCTGACCCGTGAGGGTGTGTACAACGCGGTCGTGGCCACCGGTGAGGGCGCGGACACGGCGGCGCCGGTGCGGGCGATGGCGGTCGACAGCGGCACCCAGTCACCCACCCGTTGGGGTGGGTCGTTCGGCCGGGTGCCGAAGTTTTACAGCTCCCCGTTCATCACCACCTACAGCCAGGCGTGGGCCGCCGCGCACGCCATGCTGGCCAAGGAGTTGGGCCTGCCCTACTCGGCGGACTTCACGGCGGTGCCGAACCCGGCGCTGGAGCCGGGCGACCCGATCCGGGTGAGCTACCCGGGGCGGGCGGAAACGCACATCATCGACCGGATGACGGTGCCGCTGACCGTGGGTGGCCCTCTCGCCGCGTCAACGCGGGAGCAGACCGCTGTGCTGATCGGGAGCGTGTGATGGCGTCTTACAGCTCCGATGACCTGACACCCGTGCTGGCCGCCCAGCCGGCGGCGGGCGCCGGTTACCGGCAGGGGATCGTGCGGGAGTGGAACCCGAACACGGCTGAGAACGTCGTCGAGGTCGGCGGGGCGCTCATCACGAACATGCCGGTCCTCAACACCAACGAGGTGCTGCTCCTGGCCCCCGGTGATGTGGTGGGCATCCTGACGTCCGGCCCGTCGTGGTGCATCCTCGGCCGGCTGACGGTGCCAGGAACACCTGCCGCGGCCACCGCGCTGAACGCGATCCGCACGAAGTCCGTCACCACTCCCGCGTACGAAACTCGCACGTCGGCGATCTGGGGTGACTTGACGACGGTGGGGCCGGTAGTGACGGATGTGGTGGTGGGCCCGTCGGGGCGCTGCCTGGTGTTCATCAGCTCCACGATCACCCTGCTGACGACCAGCGGTGGTGGGGAGATGGCCTGCGAGATCACGGGGGCGACGAACCCGCCGTTGGGTGACACACCACCGGCGCTGGCCTGGTACGGGCCGGCGGGCACCGGGCCGACGATGACCCGGTTGGTGCTTGTCGAGGGGCTGAACCCGGGGGCGCACACGTTCACCGCGAAGTATTCGGCGCTGGACCTGGGCGTGGGTGGTTCGGTGCGGTTCGGCGGCCGGAACTTGACCGTCATCCCGCTGTGACCGGCACCTACTTGAGGCGGAACGCTTCCGGGTCCTGACCGGGCCGACCCACGTACAAGATCACCACGTTGTGCGGGGCGGCCGGTTGGCCGTTGCCGTCAACGGCGCTGTCCCAGACGCACACCTGCTGCGGGCCGCCGTCCTCGGTGGCGCAGTGCGGGATCAGCGACTCCACCGGCGCGGCGGGCTTCGGCTTGGCCAGTGCTGGGGCGGCACTACCGCCGACGAGCCCAGCCAGCAGAGCGGCGACGGCGATCGCGGCGTTCCTGTTCAGCGTCATGGCTTGCACCGTACGCATCGACAGCAACACCCCGCGCCACCTGACCGGCGGCGATCTGCGCGAGTTGGAGGACTGATGCCTGGCTCAACGTCCATATACGGCTTCCGCTATCTGGAGCCGGAGGACCCGCCGGACATCGCGGGTGGACTCCAGAACCTCGGCCAAGACGTCGAGGACGAACTGGCCCTCCGAGCCCCGTCGGTGAACACCGCCGCCCTGAGCAGCCTCTACACGCTCACCGACACGGTCTCCAACCTGCCGGGCTGCGTCATCAACGTCACGACACCACGGGCTGGTGCGGTCGCGCTCATCACGTGGACCGCGGACTGCGTGCTCACCACCGCGGGCAGCGCGTCGCTGACCGCCGTCACGAACGTGTCGATCGACAACGTGGACCAGCCGTACCCGCAGCCGGTGTGGGGGCCAGGTAACCAGGCCGTTCAGGCCAACACGCGGGGCACGGTCAGCGCGGCGATGCTGGCGACTTTGGGCGCGGGCGCGCACGCGTTCCGGCTGCGGGGGGCGGCGTCGTCGTCAACGGGGCAGATCAAGCTGAACGCGCTGCTCACCCAGTTGTCCGTGCTCATCCTGCCCTGACCCCTGAGGAGGCACTGTGACCCGCGCAGCGAACATGCAGGCGTTGACGAACGACGTCAAACGCGAGTGGCCCGGCGTGGTCGTCTACGGCATCGGTGACACCGCGCACAAGACCCGGGCGTCCGATCACAACGAGGACGACACCTCCGGCAGCAAGGCCGCCCAGTCCGACCCGGACGGCCGGGCCGAGCACCGTGCCATCGACATCATGGTCCGGGGCCCATTCAGCAAGGCCACCGCTGATGCGCTGGTGGCCCGCCTGGTCGCCGACCCGAAGGCCCGAGCCCGGCTGTTCTACATCATCTGGCACGGCTACATCTGGTCCCGCTCCAACGGGTGGGCCCGGAAGAAGTACACCGGCACCGACCAGCACACCGACCACATCCACGTGTCGGGGTGGGCGGCCGACGACGAGAACACCGCGACCTGGCCCGCCGTGGCCAAGACCCCAGTAGCGAGCGTGGAGGACGACATGACCCCGGAGCAGGACGCCCGCCTCAAGCGGGTCGAGGACAAGCTGACCCAGCTCGACGGCCGCGAGCCCATCGGCCAGGCCTACCTGCGCCTCGCCGTCGGCAAGGACGACACCGCCGGCGCGAAGCCCGTCGGACACCCGACGCTGACCAGCCTCGACAAGCAGCTGCGCGCCCTGGTCGAGCGGCCCGCCGTGGCCATCGACTACGACGCGTTGGCCGAGGCGCTGCTCAAGCGGGTGCTCACTGCCGGCACCACCCCGCAAAGCTGATGCGCCGGGTGGCCGGCGGCCTACGTCGGCGAGTCGGCCACCGCGGCGCCACGCTGCTCTTCCTCGCCCTGGTCGACTTCGTCTACTGCTACCGCCTGCTCTACCCCGCCGACGACAACGGCCAATGGATCCGGTTCCTCGACGGCATCCTGCCGCTGTGGGTGTGGGCGATCCTGTGGGGTGGCGTCGGCCTGCTGTGCCTGCTCCGGTCGTGGCGGCGCCGGGACTCCGGGGCGTTCGCGTTCGCGATCGGCATCAAGGTGCTGTGGGCGCTGCTCTCCCTGGCATCCGGGCTGACCGGAGCTGTCGACCAGTGGTACGTCAACGCCGTCATCTTCGCGGGTTTCGCTGCGTTCGCAGGGAACACCGCGACTTGGCCTGAGCCGCCGCACGGCTGGAAGGAGCGCGCGTGGACGCCTCCATCGTCGTAGCTTCCCTGTCCGCCGTGGTGGCCCTGGCCGCAGCGGTGATGACCTACCGCGCGTCGGGCAAAGCGACGGACGTCAACGAGCAGGCCAACCAGCTTCAGTGGGTGAAGGAACTACGCGCTGACGCCGGTGATGCCCGCCGTGAGGTGACGGACCTGCGAACCAAGGTCGCCGACCTGTCCCGGGAGCTGAGCGTCGTGACCCGGGAGGCGGAGCAGCTGATCGCCGAGATGCAGCTGTGGCGGCGCACCGCGTGGCGCGACGGGATGAGCATCGACCGGTTCCGTGAGTTCGTCGGTCCGCCGTCGGCAGGCATCAACGGCCGCCACCTGTAGCTACTCGCCGTGGATGTGGTCCGGGTCCCAGATGACCTGGTTACAGCCCTCGGTCATGCACGGCCACGCCCTGGTCGGCCAGTTGCACTCGCGGCACGCCCACGTCGACGCGCCCAGCCGCTTGTGACCAGCCGGGCACTGATCCGGCCGGTCTTCCTGCCACGCCAGCTTGCCGTCCGGCTGGCGCTTCCACCCACCACTCACCACGACGTCAACCCTAGGAGGTTCCACCGTGACGCAGTACAACAGCACCCCACCCGCGCCGGTCGAGCGGAAGGTCAAGGCCGCGAGCATCGCCGCCTACCTCGGCCTCGTCGCCCTGCTCGCCATCCTCAACGCCGTCTCCGACGCCAACCTGATCTCCGGCCTGCCGGACGTCGTCGAGGTGTTCGCCGCGCCGCTGATCCCGACCGCGATCGCGTACGTGGCCGGCTACGTCGCCAAGCACACCCCCCGTCCGGACCTCGGTCAGGGCTGACCCTCCCCGCAACGCACTGCGCCCCACCTGGCCTGTCGGCTGGGTGGGGCGCGTCTTGCTGTCTGGGGTCAGCCGTTGAAGATGTCCGGCTCCGGAAGTGCCTGCGCCTCGGCGTCCTTGGCGAGGAAGCCCTCGACGTCGCCGTCATTAAACCGTGCGATCGCCTCGCGGAGGATGCCGTCGCGCTTGGCCTTCCACTGCCACCACCGATCCATTCGGGCGGCCTGAGCCGCAGGGAGTGCGGGCGCCTGCGGGCGGGGCATGTACGACATTCGGTGCCTCCTACGAGCTGGTCGGGGTCAGGCAGGGAGCGGGATCATCGGGGTGTCGAGCATTTGCTCCCACCGGGCGTCGATCTCGGCTTGGGCGTTGGCGTCGGTCTCGCAGGGCTTGCAGGCGTCCATGGTGCCGCCGCTGGGGGCGGGGACGGTGCGGGCGTTGTCGGCTCCGCAGATTTCGCATCCGATGTTCGCCATGTCCGTCTCCCCTCTACCTTGTCTTGCTGACATGGACAACGTTACTCACATCCACATAGGTTGTCAAGCCCAACAGGACAACGTATGGTGAGACGCATGGACGGCTACCTGACCAGCGAAGACCTCGCCACCCGCCTCGGCGTCAAACGCGAGTCCGTCTACCGCATGCGCACACGCGGCGACCTCCCCGAACCCGACGACACCATCGGCCGCACCCCCGTCTGGAAAACCGACACCATCACCACGTGGGAAGCCGACCGCCCCGGCCAAGGCTGGCGCAAAGGCAAGACCCGCGAGCCGAGCTGACCCCGGATGCACCGCGGCCCCGCACTCCAGCAGATGGAGGCGGGGCCGCTCTCGTCGTGCTCAGGGGCTACCAGCGCTGCCAGCGCCACCGGTTCCGCCACGCCCACACCACCGACGACAGCAGCAGCGCCGCGCCGGCTACGACGGACAGCACCACCACGGCCTGCGGCGCGTACGGCAGCCACGACTCCCGCGACGCCGACAGACCACCCGCCGCCGCGACAACCACCAGCAGCGTGACGAAGCCCGACAGCGCCGGGCCAAGCCGTCGAGCCCACGCCAGGAACGCGAACGTGCGGTAGTTCCGCCGCCCGAACTCAGCCGCAGCCGAGTCCCGAGCCGTCGCGAAGAACCCGCTCACAACATCCTCCCAGGTCTACCGAACGTGACCGACTACCAGTCTCCCAGCCGGCTCCAAACCCCTCCAACTTGGAGAGTTGTAGCAGTCGATCCCCTAAAGGGGGAAGGCGCCAACCCGGAAGTTGGCGCCAACCCTGCAAACACACGCAGCGTCATCGAACCCCAGCGAGTGACGGAGCCACGATGCGGTACACACCAGGCACGTCCGAGACCTCACGCTCCAGCGCGATCTCGCCCGGCTCGGCCTGCTCGCACAGACGGTTCAACTCCTGCCGCACCCACTCCCGAGAGCGGGTCGTCGCCGGCTTCATCTGGCACACGTGCGCTGGCTGCGTCTGCGTGAACCCCTGCTCAGCGAGGGTGCGCAGGTGTTGCTGCACCACCGCCCGAGCCTGATCGGTGTTGAGCTTCGGGCCACCGCTGGTTGCGAAGGCGAGGTTCTGCTGCTCGGTCGGTGGGGCGATCGGCTCGTCGGCGTCAAACTTCAACTCGGGCTCCAGGGTCGGCGGGATCGGCTCCATGCCGTCCTCACCATCATCGGCGTCCATGTCCTCCCGGTCGACCACTTCACCCTCCAAACCGTTGCTGACCAGCGAAGTTGCAGCCGGCCCGGAGACCTCTGCGCGGAGCGGCGTTGCCCACTCGTCGAGGACAGCGACGAGCTGCGGGTTACGGGCGCGGAACGTGCGCAGCGGCACTGGCCACCGCTCCTCGTCGACACCCGGCGCCACGAGGTAGCAGTATCCGGGCTTCCGGTTGCCCCAGTTGTCCGGCGTTGCCCCGGCGTCGAGCACGTTGTCAGGCAGCGCGAACGTGGCATCCATGGCGTCGCGGACTCCGAAGCACAGGGCTCCAGCAAGCTGGGCTCGGGCCGAGGTGTCGATGTTGTCGTGGCTCGCCCGCTGCAAGCTGGCCACGATGACCACGCCGGCCGAACGTGCCCGCTCAACGAGCCGGACGAACGACGTGGAGTCCGACACCACCTCAGACGCTTCCTCGATCCACACCAGCAGCAGCGGGAACCCGCAGTCCTTCTCCCACTGCTGGATGCCGCGTTCTCCCAGCTCAGCGAACCGGCGGGACGCCTCGTCCCGGGCCTCCGCGAACAGCTGCTTGGCACCCTTGACGGTGGTGGCGACCTTCGCCATGTACCGCTGCAACGGACCGAACGTCTGTGCACCCTTGACGTGGTCGGAGCCCCACAACTCGAAGTCGTACCTGGTCAGGGCATCTACCATGGCGTTCGTCCAGCCGGCGGACTTCCCGGCACCGTTCATACCCATGACCAGCCAGTGAGCCAGCGCCCGGCCGATGCTGTCGTCGCCACACAGGTAGATCGAGGCGACCTCACCGTCCTCGTACACCCCGATCGGAATCGGCGCATCGGCGATCGACGCACCCGGAGCGGACGGCCCCGGCCAAACAATCTCCCCGACCAGCGGATCGTTGGGAACGATGACCAACTCGGCCCGGCCGGCGTCCTCCGGGTCGGCGGCGATACGCACCGCACCCGGACGGACGCCCAGCGCGCCGGCCATCTTGTCGGCGGATCCTTGCAGGTCACGCACGGTCTGCTCACCCCGGTTGACTTCCATCTGGGCGACAACCCGGCCCTCGATCTCCTTCGGCTTGAACACCTTCGCCCCGGCGAGCACCTTGTCGAGCTTCGACTCCTGCGCCTCGGCCTGCTGCTCGGCGGCACCGTTGACGACCATCCGCCGGATCGTCCAGAACACGCAGATACCGAACCCGCCGAACCCCCAGGCGTCGATAACACCCCTGGTCAGCGGGCCGACGAGCATCCCGACGATGAACCAGAACCCACCCAGCCCGGCGGACACGGTGCCCATCCACTGCAACACCTCGTCGCGCGGGCGCAGCACCCGCCACGTGAACGGGACGAGCGCGGCGACCAGCGCGAACGCGGCCATGCTCATCCAGGGCGCGGCCACCGGGTTCCGGCCCCACGTCACGTACGCCACCGCCGACAGCGGCAGCACGATGATCCATGCCACCCACGGCGGGGCGTAGGTGAGCACCCGCGACGCCGTGCTCTTGGAGGCACGGTGCGCCGCGGTCTTGCCAGCGTTTGCGCTGGTCGCACGCTTAGCCATCGCTGATCAGAGTCCCTTCATGTCGAACACCTTGCGCTGCCGCTTGGCACCGATGACGTCCTGGTACTCGGACAGGAACGCCCGCGGCACCTTCGCGAAGCTGGCCTGGGTGGCGTGGAGCAGTTCCCCGGCACGGCGGGCGTGCCGGGCGACCCGACGGGCGCGGATGTGCGGCGGCCGGCGGTCCATGGTCGCTATCGTCGACAGGGCCTGCTGGATGTCGTAGGCGCCCTGCATGACGATGAGCCCGGAGTTGGAGGCGACACGTCGTCCCAGCTCACAGAACTCGAACAGCTCGGTGACGTTCTCGAACTCGATGTCACCGAGGGGGGTGAAGTCGGCATCGGATCCCATGTCAGTTCCCTCTCATGATGTTGCGGGCGATCTTGCGGCGGACCTGCTTGGGGGCACCCGGCTGCACCCGGTAGCGGCGGCGCATTTCCTCCAAGGCGGGGCCGTGGACGCGGGCGAGGATCTCGTCGGCCTCGTCCCAGCTGCGGGCCTGGTCGAACAGGTGGAGCGCTTCCTCGCAGGTCAGCGACTTGCACTGCGGCAGCAACTTGTCCGCCATCGCCTCGACGAGCAGCTCGGCAGGCTGTTGGCGCATCTCCAAGTCGAGGCGGAGCGCCTGGAGGAACCGTCCGGGAAGCTCGGTCAGTTCGTCGACGACCTTCTGCCGGTTACTGCGCCGCGACAGGTGGTACCGCTTGCCGACCGCGAACGACACCATCTCGACCTGCTTGGTGATGAACTCCAGGGCGCCCTCGTGCCAGTAGATGACGGTGCCGCTGTCGTCGCACACCTCCAGAGCCCACTCGTCGGAGCCTTCGTAGAAGACCTTCATGACGCGGTCCCACGCCTGCCCCCTCGCGTACCGAGGCATCTTCCAGTCGCCGGTGACGACCCGGAAACCGTTACGCCCAGCCCATTCGTCGAGCTGGGCGCGCAGCTCAACGACGCTGCTGAACACGCTCAGACCTCCTGGTCAGCGGGGGTGTCGTTGCGGTCGATCTGGTCGGCGGCGTTGCGGAAGACCAGCGCACCGACGCCGAGCAGGAACAGCACGGCCACCAGCAGCGGCAGGAACCGCGACTGGAACGTCAGCCAGCCCTGCCACACCGCGTAGGTGCCGGACGAGGCGAGCAGCACCGCCGCCCCGCCGCACACCCACGACACGCGGACCGCGGGCTGGGCGGGACGGACGTACCGGACCGGCGGCGGACCGCTCAGGGGCAGGCCAGCAGCGCTCCACCAGCGGGTAAGCCGCTCGTAGTCCTCGGCGGGGATCAGGTCACGGGCCAGGACGGCGAGCGCCACGTCGGTGGCCCCGCCGACGATCCCGCACAGCGAATCGAGCGCATCGTCGACATCAATGGTGGCCCGCCCGGCGTTCCGCAGCTGCTTGTACGCCCGGCGGCCGATCCGGTTGATGCTGCTGTCCCAGTGCCGGCTGTAGATCTTCTGGTAGTGGTCGACCCGGTCGGGAGTCATGGCCTCGGCGAGGGCGACCACGCGGTCGAACTCGGCGACCTGCTCGGCGAGGACCAGGTCGATGTCCTGGTCTGGGAGGACGGTTGTCATGATGGTCATCTCCGTTCGTTGGAGGCGGCGCCCGGTCCGGCTTGGAGGTTTGGCCGGGCGCCGCAGCTTTTACTGGTCGGTCTTGCTGGCCCGCTCGGCGCGGACCAAGTTGATGGCGGTCTGGGCGTCGCCAGCGCTGGTCCAACCCATCCGGTCCATGACCGTCCGGCGGCCCGGGATGTCACCCCGGTAGGACCGCTTCAGGTCGCGGACCATGGTCTGGATCCGGGCCGGAATCTCGCCTCCGGAGGCTGGGCTGACGGGCTTTGCGCGGTCCACCCGGGCGGCCTGGCTGGTCCGCTCGGCGGGCGCAGAACCGCTGGTCAGGGGCTGGTCCAACGCGGTCGGGTTGGACCGCTCCTGGTCCACACCGTTGGTCCGCTCCTGGTCCGCCGGATTGGTCCGCCCGTGGTCCACACCGCTGGACCGAATCTGGTCCGCGACACTGGACCGCATCTGGACCAGCCCGTTGGACCACATCGGCTCGCTCGACTGGTCCAACCCGAATGCCCGAGCGTGGTCCGCGCGGATCCTCGTCGTCGCCTGAGTCGTCACCCGGCGCAGCTCGTCCATCAGGTCCCGCTCGGCGTCGCTCGGCTCACCCGTCGGCGCGTCTGGGCTCGTCAGCTTCTCGATCCGGTTCACCCGGGCCACCCGGCGCTGCGCCTCCGCGACCATCGCGTCGTCCGCCTCCAGGGCCAGCCGGCGCAGCTTCGACTTCCGCCAACTCTTCAGCCGGTCGGACCCGTGGTGCAGCCGGTGGGCGGTGACCGTGATTGCGTCGATGCGCCGATCGCGGTCGACCTTCTCCAGGTCCTGCGCGCCGGGCTTGATGAGTCCGAGGTGAATGCCGATACGACGGGGCGTCCAGATCCAGCTCGTCGGCTGAACCGCGCTCGCCGGCTTGTCAGCGGTGATGCCCATCCACCAGATCCCCGCACCCACTGCCGGGGCGAACAGGCGCAGCAGGAACTCCGGCACCGAGCTGGACGCACTGGACGCGACGACGCCCGACCCGGCCGCGACCGCCCACACGAAGTTCATGTGCCGGCGCGGGTTCCCCGGCGGGGTCTGCGCCAGCTTGTGCTTGGCCAGCAGCCCCTGGGCGACCATGACGACCTCGAACATGCCGAACAGGCCGATCGCCATCGGCACCGAGAGCTTGAGTGGCCCGCGCGCCACCTCCCACATGCCCTCCGCAGCGAACGCGGTGGCGAGGACGACGGCGAGGAACCCGACGCGGGTGTGCGCGTGGCCGGTGCGGAGGAACCGCCAGATCAGCAGCACGCCGAGCAGCGCACCGACGGTGCCGGCGCCGAACAGGATCGGCGTGGCGTATGTCTGGGCGAAGTCGGCGACCTCGGTCCACTCGGGGAGCTTCATGCCATCGACCATACGTCCATACCAAGCAAAGTAGCAAGGACGTGTACAGTGCGACATGCGAGGAACCTCCGCCATGAGGCAGTAAGGTTCGGTGGAGATCAGCCACGACCGAAGGAGCGCCGGATCATGGGACAGCCGAGGTGGAACACCACCTCCGACCGGTACCTCAGCCCAACCGTCGGCGACGCCTGGGCGGCCGAGGCTGCGGCGTCAGGGCAACGCGGCACCCAGCGGATCCTCGACGCCACCACACTCCCGGCCCCCGACGACATCGCGCAGATGCTCGGGCTGCCGGCCGGCGCATCGGTCGTCCGCAGGCGGCGGCTGATCCTCGCCGACGACCAGCCCGTCGAGCTGGCCACCTCCTACTGGGCAGCCAGCCTCGCCGACCTCACCGTCCTCGGCGACCCACAGAAGATCCCCGGCGGCACCGCGCGATTCCTCGCCGAGCTGGGCTACCACCCCGTCGAAGTCCGCGAAGACCTCACCGCCCGCATGTCCACCACGGAGGAAGAGATGGTGCTGCAGGGGCGAGTGCCGCAGCTGGTCCAGTCGGAGCCCGTCCTGGTCCTCACCCGCATCCAGCTCGACGAGTCCGGCCAGCCCTTCCAGGTCGACGTCAACGTGATGCGCGAAGGTCAGCACACCCGCTACGTCCGCCAGGCGGGCTGACCC